GCTGACGATGAAGGTGTTGTATCAAGAGACGACACAAGAAAAACAAGACTAAGCCTACGTCAAATCAACAAAGCACGTAGAGCTGGCGAATTTCATAACGAAGAACAACAGAAAGAGTTACATTTTGTAAGACAGATGTACGGATTGGCATCACAACCTGAAGCATAGGAGATGATATGTCAACAGCATTCGTTGTTGGTAACGGCACAAGTCGCAAACCCATAAGTTTAGAAGCATTAAAACAGTACGGTCCTATCTATGCCTGTAACGCAGTTTATAGAGACTTTAGGCCAGACTATCTTGTAGCAGTAGATGCCAAGATGGTGCTTGAAATTTGCAAAACAGGCTGGCAAAAGCACAACAAAGTATACACTAATCACAATAAACAGTTAAACGACATACAAGGACTCAACATTTTAAACCCCAGTAAAGGCTGGAGTAGTGGTCCTACAGCATTAGATCTTGCTTCAGACCACGGACACGATCCTATATATTTGTTAGGATTTGACTTTAAAGGCACTACAGGCACCGGAAAAGGCGATGATAAGGTAAACAACTTATACGCTGGTACATTTAATTACAAGCGAGAAAACGACCCTGCAACATATTTTGGTAACTGGGAGCGTCAAGTAGGCATAATATGCCAAAGAAATCATAGAAAGAGATATATAAGAGTAGTAGCAGAAGGAGATAAATTCCTACCAGGAAGTCTAAAAAACTTTACAAATTTATCCCATGTAAATATCGAAGAATTTCAGAAAATCTTCGGTTAATTTCATTAAGGTTTCAAAATCCTGCGTTTTGAGCCTATATTCCACGTATTTTCCCTATTATATGTAAATATTATTGACAGCCTTACCAAACGTAAACTTATAGGAGGTACTACAATGGCAGACCGTAACAAATTCGAGCAAATGCTTGAAAAATTAGTTAACGAAGATAAGAAAGGTGCAGAAGAACTGTTCCATGAAATCGTCGTTGAAAAATCAAGAACAATTTATGAAAATTTATTAGAAGATGAGTTAGCAGACGAGTCTAAAGACGAAGACACTAACGAAGCAACTGACGAAGAAGTTGATGAATCTTCAAAAGACGAAGAAGTTGACGAAGCAAAAGACGAAGATGAAAAAACAGATGAGTCTAAAGATGAAAACGTTGACGAAGCAAAAGACGAAGACGAAAAAACTGATGAGTCTAAGGACGAAGAAGTTGACGAAAACTTTGCAGAAATTACACCAGAAGCAGATGATGACATGGGCGGCGATCCAGCAGACGACATGATGGCTGATATCGAAGCAGATGCAGATGGCGAAGAAGGTGACGACGACAAGGGCGACGAAGATATGGAAGACCGTGTTGTTGATTTAGAAGATGCACTTGACGACCTTAAAGCAGAATTTGAAAAAATGATGGGCGATAAGGAAGAAGGTGACGATGAAGATTCTGAGGAAGCACCAATGGACGACATGGGTGACGACGAAGAAGAAAAGGAAGATGAAGCAATATCTTCCGATCTTAGCGTAGAAGATGAAGTACCAGCATTTGAAGGTACTAAATCACAAACTGAGCAAATGAGAGAGTATGTTGAAAAAGTTGCTGAGCCAAAAGGCGAAGATAACAAAGCAAAATCTCCAGTTGCTGGTAAAAATGATATGGGCGGTTCAGCGGCTAATATCGCAAAAGGATCTGCAGAAGAAAAAGGTGGTACTGTAAGTGCTCCTAAAACTGAAGATCATGGTAATGTAAACGTACCAGGCGGTAAAGCATCTAAGTCTATGTCAAACGCTAAAGGCCACGGCGCTGAGAAAAAAGGCGCAGGCGAAGCAGGAGCAGATAGCAATAGTGTTATCGGTTCTTAATTGTTAGGGAATAGTTGATGAACTTATTACGTGAGAACTTGACATTCGACCAGGCTCAGATTGTTCTGGAATCTACTGAGGACGGCAAAGACCTTCATTTAAAAGGTATTTGTATACAGGGTGGCGTTCGCAATGCGAACCAACGTATATACCCCGTAAGTGAAATTAGTAGGGCTGTCAACACTCTTAACGATCAGATTCAAGGAGGATATTCAGTTCTTGGTGAAGTTGATCATCCAGAAGGCCTTAACATTAACCTTGACCGTTGTTCGCACATGATTAAAGAAATGTGGATGGATGGACCAAACGGTTATGGTAAGTTAAAAGTATTACCTACGCCGATGGGACAACTTGTTAAAACAATGCTGGAAAGCGGAGTTAAACTTGGTGTTTCATCGCGTGGTTCAGGTAACGTAAATGAAGACAGTAACGTAAGCGACTTTGAAATTATCACAGTTGATATAGTTGCTCAACCATCGGCTCCAGGAGCATATCCAACTCCAATATACGAGCACTTGATGAATACCACAGGTGGGTATAAGGCATTTAATATGGCTCGCGAAGTAAAAGAAGACACAAAGGCACAGAAGTATTTGAAAGAATCTTTGGTTAACATTATCCAAGGTTTAAAATAAGGAGAACATGATGTTGGAAGCACTGAAATCACTTTTTGAGAATAACGTAATTTCGGAAGACATCAAAGCATCTATTGAAGAAGCATGGGCGGCTAAGATTACAGAGAACCGTCAGGAAGTAACCGCAGAACTTCGCGAAGAATTTGCTCAAAAATATGACCACGATAAGTCAGTAATGGCTGAAGCAGTGGAAAAAATGGTTGAGGATAGACTTGGTGCAGAGATTACGGAATTTGCTGATGACCGCACAAAACTTGCTGAAGCAAGAGCAAAGTACCATGTAGCAATGCGTGAAAACGCAGACCTACTTAAAAACTTTGTTGTTGCACAATTAGGCAAGGAAGTTTCAGAGTTACACGAAGACCAAAAAGCAATGTCAACTAAATTTGGCAAACTTGAGGAATTTGTGGTAGAGGCTTTGGCTAAAGAAATTGCAGAGTTCCACGAAGACAAAAAGGATCTTGCAGAAACTAAAGTTCGACTAATTAGAGAGGCTAAGAAGCATCTTGATACTGTAAAAGAAAAATTCGTTAAAAACGGAGCGAAAGTTGTTGAAAACACAGTTGCAAAAACTCTTACAAAAGAGATTGGGCAACTTAAAGAAGACATCGACTCAGCACGTAAAAACGATTTTGGTAGAAAACTGTTTGAAACATTCCAAGAAGAGTACACTAATTCTTACTTGAATGAGAAATCAGAAACTGCTAAACTTTTAAAAGTTGTAGAGGTGAAAGACAAGCAATTAGCAGAAGCGAAAGCAACTGTTGAGAAAACAACTAAATTAGTTGAGTCTAAGGATCTTGAGTTCAAAAAAGCACAAGATACTGCAAAAAGAAAAGAAGTAATTTCCGAGTTAACTGCTCCATTGAGCAAGGAACAGAAAGAAATTATGTCAGACTTACTGGAGTCTGTACAAACTGCTAATATCCAAAAACAGTTTGACAAGTACTTACCGTCCGTTATTGATGGTAACACTCCAGAGAAGAAGAAGGCGACACTTACCGAGGCAAAAGAAGTAACAGGCAATAAAGAAGAATCTAACGTTAGAAATGGCGCAAGTAATTCTGCAACAGATAATGTCGTAGATATTAGAAGACTTGCAGGATTAAAATAAGGAGAAATCAATGTCAGAACTATTAGAAAGTAGATGGCAGGAAACTAAGAGCGCATTACTTGAAGGCCTACAAGGCAATAAGAAGTCTGTTATGTCTGCTACGCTTGACAACACCAAGAAATACTTGGCTGAGTCGGCTACAGCAGGAGCAACTTCTGCCGGTAATGTTGCAACTTTAAATAGAGTTATCCTACCAGTAATAAGAAGGGTCATGCCTACAGTGATCGCTAACGAAATCGTTGGTGTTCAACCTATGACAGGACCAGTGGGTCAAATCCACACATTAAGAGTTCGTTACTCAGACACATTAGATGATGTGACTGCAGGCGAAGAGGCTCTATCACCGTTCAAGATTGGCTTAGGCTATTCAGGTGGTGGATCTACTGATAAGGCATCTGCTACAGCGGCACTTGAAGGTGAAGCAGGTAAGAGATTGTCAATTCAGATCTTAAAACAAACAGTTGAAGCGAAAACACGTAAGTTAAGTGCTCGTTGGACTTTTGAATCTGCACAAGATGCACAAGCACAACAGGGTATCGACGTTGAAGCGGAAATTATGGCGGCTTTAGCACAAGAAATTACTGCTGAAATCGACCAAGAAGTTCTTGCTTCTTTACGTAACTTGGCTGGCGCGGCTGAATCAGATGTACA